GCCAGTTGGTTGATGCAGGCACATTATCTAATTTACCTGGTGGATTAAAGGCCAGAGGGCTAAGAATCAAGGGCGATGACACCCCGATTATGCCTGGGGAGTTCAGAGATGTGGATGTTCCCAGTGGTGCGATCAGGGATAACATCAGTTTTCTTCCCTACAAAGAGCCAAGCAATGTTTTATACCAGTTGTTGGGCGATATTGTAGAAGAAGGACGCAGATTTGCCTCTGCTGCTGACGTAAAAGCAGCGGATATGAACGCTGAAGCGCCTGTTGGTACGACTTTGGCGATACTAGAACGCTCTATGAAGGTAATGAGCGCCATTCAGGCCCGTTTACACGCCTCTATGAGGATAGAATTACGTCTTTTAAGTCAGTGTGTAAGGGATTTTGGGCCAAAACAGTACCCATATCTGGAAGATAAAGACCCAATTGTCTCTGAAGACTTTGATGATCGCGTAGATATCATTCCAGTTAGCGATCCTAACGCTGGAACCATGTCTCAGCGCATTATGCAGTACCAAGCGGCCCTTCAGTTGGCTGCACAGGCTCCAGAAATGTACGATATGCCGCTATTACACCGTCAAATGCTGGATGTTTTAGGCATTCAGGACGCAGATCAGATAGTGCCTACCGAAAAAGACATGAAGCCTACTGATCCTGTTAGTGAAAACATGGATATCATCAATGGTAAGCCGGTTAAGGCGTTTATCTACCAAGATCACGAGGCCCACATACAGACTCACATGGCATTAACCCAAGATCCCCAAGTTATGGAGATTATGGGCAAGAGTCCCAACGCACAAAAGGCAATCTCAGAGATGGCCGCACACGTTCAAGAGCATTTGGCGTTCCAGTACAGGCTTGAGATAGAAAAAGAGCTTGGTGTCGAGCTTCCAACCCCAGAAGAAAGCCTCCCAGAAGACATTGAGTTTAGAATATCAAGACTCGTTGCCCCAGCGGCGGCACAGTTGTCTGGCAAATCTCAAAAAGAACAGCAAATGAAGCAGGCAGAGGAGCAGTTAAAAGATCCTGTTATTCAAATGCAGATGCAAGAGCTTAAGATCAAAGAACAGGACGTTCAAAGAAAAGCTCAGGCTGATATGGCTAAAATACAGCTAGATATGCAGAAACTTGAACAGGATGGAAGGATAAAAACTGCTGAGATTGGTGCAAAAATAGCTGAAACCAATAGTAAAGAAGAGTTAGAATCCGCAAAGATTGCCTCCGAAGAACAGATTGAAGGCGTTAAGCTTGGCATTGAAATAGCCAAACAGACGATGGGAGATGACAAATAAAAGAACTGGACATATTTGATTATTTAAGATCAAATATTAAAGAGCAGATAGAGAGTGTAGCTGATCACCTAAGTGGAGGCTCATGCAAGGACTTTGCAGACTACTCTAAATGCTGCGGAATCATACAGGGCTTACGCGAAGCTGAGCGTGAAATCCTGGATGCGAAGGCCCGTTACGAACAGGCCCAATAACGACCTAGGCGTTTTCCTAGTGCAGCGACTCCAGACGCTATTCTGGTGCGACGACTTTGGGCGTTTACCCAATGCAAGGAGAAGGTATGAGCAAAGTTGCTCAAATAGAAACCGAGTCCGACGAGGCTCGAACTGCCAATCAACTCCCAGATCCAACAGGATATAAAATATTGATTGCATTGCCTGAGCCGGATAAGGAATTTGAAGGCGGCATCCTGAAGGCAAATAAAACATTACAGGATGAAGAGGTAGGATCGATAATCGGAATGGTTCTTAAGATAGGGCCTGACTGCTATAAAGATCCTCAACGATTCCCCAGTGGGCCTTACTGCAAGGAAGGAGATTGGATCATTATGAGATCTTACTCTGGAACAAGGTTCAAGGTTCACAGTCAAGAGTTTCGGTTTATCAACGATGATAGTGTTGAAGCTGTTGTAGAAGACCCTAGGGGGATTGTAAAAGCATGAGTGAAAATCAATTAATCGCAGAGACCGAAGAGGTTGGGGATTCTCCTAGCGCCGAAGATAAATTTTTTGGTGTTAAAACAACTTTTGAAAAAAAGCAAAAAGTAGAATCAGAGCCTGAGTCTTCAGAATATGAATTTGAAATCATTGATGACAGACCCAAAAGCGACAGAAGACCTCCGAGAAGGGATCAGCCTAAAGAGCTAAGTGACGATGAACTAGATCAGTATGATGGCAACGTCCAAAAAAGACTGAAAGGTTTACGGTTTGATTTCCACGAAGAGCGCCGCAGAAAAGAAGAAGCTCAGAGAACTCGTGACGAGGCAGTAAAAATTGCCCAGCAGTTGTCAGGAAGAGTTCAGGAGCAAGAATCTTTAATATCTCGTGGCGAAGCGGCTTTGGTTGAGCAAATAAAGCAAAGGGCACAAGCTTCACTTGATAAGTCAAAGAATGACTACAGGAAAGCTTATGAGGAAGGTGACACAGATGCTGTTGTCGAGACTCAGGGTCAAATGCTTAAGGCTCAAACTGAGTTAAATGAAATCAATAGATATGAAAACAATTTAGCTCAACAACAGCCTCCGCAGCAAAACTTTCAACAGCCGCAGCAATACAGACAGGATGTAGCTTTGCAAGCCGCTCAGAATGCTGCCGCACAGGAACCACAGATTCAGTTGACCCAAGAAGCTAAAGAGTGGGGAGATCGGAATACATGGTTTATGGCTCCAGACCAGAAGGTTATGACTGCAACCGCCTATGGCTTTCATGAAGAAGCTGTAGATCTTGGGATCGGTGTAAATACAAAAGAATATTTTGATTACATAGATCAAGGAATGAGAAAGACACACCCAGATTTTGATTGGCCGGATAATGGCGACACAGATGGCGGTGACGCAACCGTGACGACCAATCAGCCTTCGACGGTGGTAGCGCCTTCCGCAAGGAATAATGGTGCTAAACCGCGCAAAGTACGGATGACCGCCACTCAAGTAGCACTCGCTAAGCGACTTGGGTTAACCAATGAACAGTATGCCAGACACGCTGAAATGATAAAATGAGGAGTCAATAATGGCAGAAGAGCGCACCCCTAGAGAAAGTGAAACGCGAGAAAATGATTCTTATCGACCACCTGATGATTGGGTTCCGGCATCTATTTTGCCCAGCCCAAATCCCCAACCTGGTTGGACATTTAGGTGGGTAAGGACAGATGTTCTTGGACAGTCAGATAATACAAATGTATCCAGATCCTTTAGAGAAGGCTGGCAACCTTGTAAAATCGACGACCATCCTGAGCTACAGATTATGTCTGATATAGGCTCAAGGTTTGAGGGTAATGTACATTTTGGCGGCCTGCTTTTGTGTAAAGCTCCTGAGGAGAAAATGCAAGCAAGAACTAGGCACTATCAAGAAATAGCAAATACTCAAATGGAATCTGTTGATAATAATTACTTGCGTGAAAACGACCCTCGTATGCCTATGATGAAACCTGAAAGGAATACGAGAACAACTTTTGGTAGAAGTTAACCCTTTGTTGCTGGGTTGCTTCTATAATTAAAGGAGGTCATTTATGGCTACCAGCGCAACCCCAATGGGTGCTGAACCTACTGATACTCTTAGTGCGAGCGGCTCTTTCACTGGAAAAGTCAGGCACATGAAGATTGCAAGTGGTTACGGCACAGCCATTTTTTATGGCGATTTTGTTAAGTTAGTTGCTGCCGGAACGGTAGAAAAATCTGCAATTACAACGGCTGTCGTCGCAGGCACTGTTGGAATTTTTGTAGGATGTTCTTACACCGATCCAACTTCTAACCAGCTTACTTTTAACCAGCAATTCCCTGCTTCTACAGCGGCAGATGACATTATGGCATATGTTGTTGATGATCCCGATCTTGTTTTCAGGATGCAGGGTGATGGCTCTATTGCACAGACGGGACTAGGAAACAATGTTTCACTAGTCAGTACCGCTGGCTCGACCTCAATAGGTCGAAGCAAAAATGCAGTAGATGCTTCTACAATTGCTACTACTAACAGCTTACCTATGCGTATTGTTGAGTTTGTTGACGGCCCATCCAGCACAGTTGGTGACAGCTACACAGACGTTTTAGTGACATATTTGCCACTAAGCCACGCATACGAAACCGCGCTAGGCGTATAAAGGAGATTAAAGAATGGCTATTTCTAGAGCGCAAATGCTTAAGGAACTCCTGCCGGGACTTAATGCCCTTTTTGGTTTGGAGTATGAGAAGTACGAAGACGAGCATGATCTCATTTATGAGACTGAAAGCTCCGAGCGTAGTTTTGAAGAGGAAGTGAAGTTGAGCGGCTTTGGTGCTGCTCCTGTGAAAAACGAAGGTTCTGCAATCTCTTATGATTCAGCACAAGAGTCTTTCACTGCACGATATAACCACGAAACTATTGCTATGGGATTCGCGATTACGGAAGAAGCGATGGAAGATAACCTGTATGACTCATTGTCTGCACGTTATACCAAAGCTCTTGCCCGTGCTATGGCGTATACCAAGCAGGTTAAGGCGGTTAATCCTCTTAACAACGGTTTCACCAATTCATATCAGTCTGGTGATGGGGTAAACCTATTCACTGCATCTGGTGACGGTGTTACTGGTGGTGACGGACACCCGCTAGTTAATGGCGGCAAAAACAGTAATCGTCCCGCTACAGCAGCAGACCTAAACGAAACGTCTTTAGAGAATGCAATTATTGATATTGCTGCATTTACTGACGAGCGTGGTTTGTTAATTGCTGCTAGACCTCGACGGTTGATTGTTCCGCCTGCTTTGATGTTTACAGCAGATCGTCTGCTTGAAACAACACAGCGTGTGGCGACAGCAGATAATGATATTAACGCAATACGCAATATGGGAGCGATCCCTGAAGGCTACGCTGTTAATCACTATCTGACTGACAGCAATGCATTTTTCATCATTACTGATGTTCCTAACGGTATGAAGCATTTCAACCGTACACCATTGGAAACATCGATGGATGGAGACTTTGATACTGGTAACGTGAGATACAAATCAAGGGAGCGATACTCTTTTGGAGTAAGTGACCCACTTGGAATTTACGGATCACCAGGATCTAGCTAACGGATTTGGGGGCGCTTTGCGCCCCCTTTTCTTTTCCTGACTAACTGTTTCACATGGAACATTAGACACTAGCCAAGACAGGAGACATACATGGCTAATACTACTTTCACAGGTGCTGTGCGATCTGAAAGCACCTTCAAAACTGTAAGCAAGAATTCAACTACTGGCGCTATTACTGAAGTTACTACTGTTGGTGACGGCCCTGTCAGTCTTTCTGACGGAGATGTAACGCTTACTAATGCAACTCATAGCGGCAGAATTTTACTTGTCCCAGACGGTGGCCAAGATAACACCTACACTTTACCAGCGCCTATTGCTGGATCTGTGTTTAGGTTTGTTTATGCTGGCGGTGCCGCTGATGCTACTGACGCTATTATCGTTACACCTGGAAACAGCAATTTTTATATTGGCGGTGTTACATTTTTAGACACAGATGGCAATGAAGTTAGCTCGGTGTTTTCTGATGGGAACTCAAATAGCAGTATTCATATAAATGTGCCTGCTGGGTTTGACGTAAGCATTGTTGGTTTAGATACCACCAATTATCAAATCCTAGGAAATGTTACGAGTACTACTGCTCCAGTAATTGCTGATCAATAATAGGAGTCAATTATGGCTGATGCGGTAGCGACTCAAACGATACAGGATGGCGCTAAAACCGCCATCTTTCGTTTTACAAATGTAAGTGATGGAACTGGCGAGTCTGCTGTTACTAAAATAGATGTGTCTGCTTTGTCAAATGATCCGATGACAAACGAAGCTTGCTCGTCTGTTGTTATTGAGAAAATTTACTATCAAACCATTGGGATGGGGGTAAAGATATTTTTTGATGCATCAACAGATGTTTTGGCATGGCAGTTGGCTGCGGATTGGTCAGACACATTAGACTTTTCAGATTTTGGCATCCCAGATACAAAAGCTTCTGGAACAACAGGTGACATTCAATTCACAACTGTTGGCCATTCTAGCGGTGATGTATATGTAATCGTTATGCAAGTGAGGAAGCGATATGGCTAAGCTTGAAATGTTTGTTAATGGTAACTTTGCCGATGGCGAAGAGGTTTACCAGATCGGAACAAAAAATAAAGATGGCAGTGGTCAAACTGCTGACGGTCAATATGATATTGTTGTTTTTGATCCAATGCGTAAGCCCGAAGCAGAGGCTAAGCTAAAGGAGCTTTCAAAGAGTGCTGACAAGCCTGCAAAGAAAGAAGCGGAAAAAAAGGCGACTAAAAAAAGTGCGGAGGATTCTAAACCTGCGCCTAGAAAAAGAAAGGCTCCAGCGAAGTCAAAGTAATGGCAATAGCTCGCCCTCAAACTAGTAAGCAAGTAAAAAACGCTCCATCTAAAAAGAAACGACCAAAAGTTTCTAATACAAAGAAAAGGAAAAGGTGATATGCCAGACAAAATATTATCGGCAATAAGTCCCGCCTATGGAATAGCAACTGGAACAGGGCCTTATAGGAATCTTCTTGGCGCTGTTGGCAGAGGCATATATGATCGAGCTGCTTCTAAGCGCGAAGATGAAAAAAGAAAAGAAGAAAAAAAGCGAGAACTTGATGCCTTAAAAAAGCAAGTAGAAGCTGGTGCATATAAGCCTCAAGCAATGAATCGTGGGGGAAGGGTAAAGCCTGTTGACGGTTGTGCTGTTAAAGGCAAAACAAAGCCTCCGGTATTTTAGATGGCTACTAGCGGAACATTTGCTTTTAATCTGGATATTGGAGAAGCGGTAGAAGAAGCCTTTGAAAATATTGGGATGGAGCTTAGAACTGGCTATGACTACAAAACTGCCAGAAGAAGTATTGATCTTTTAATGCTTGAATGGCAAAACCGTGGTCTTAACTTGTGGACAGTTAAATTTGGAACTCAAGCATTAACTGCCGGAACAAGTTCTTATACTTTAGATGGCAAGATATTTGACATTGTTGAGGCATTTATAAGAACAGACTCTGGTGATGTAGATAATCAGTTTGATCAGAATTTAACCAGAATATCCATTAGTCAGTATTCTCATTTATCCAACAAGCTTAGCAAATCAAAACCTCTTCAGTATTTTGTTGAAAGAACTCCAACAGGTATTGTTGTCAATCTATGGCCATCTCCAGATGATCAGAAAACATATACCTTGGGTTATTATTACATGGAAAGGATCGAAGACTCAGGAAAGCCTGCTAGTAATAACATGGATATTCCGGCGAGATATCTTCCTTGTTTGATTTCTGGTCTTTCTTACAGGCTTTCTTTGAAATATCCGCCTGCAAATGATCGATCTGCAATACTAAAAACAGAATATGAGTCTCAATGGGAACTAGCTTCTAGCGGGGGAAGAGACAAGGCTTCTTTATTTATAGCTCCAGGAGGTTATAGATTTTGAGTTATGCTGCCGGAAAATATGCATTTGGGTACTGCGATCTAACTGGATTTAGATATCCAATCAAAGATCTTGTGCCTCAAATAAAAAATGGCAGACCAACTGGTTTGAGGGTAGGCAAGGATGTTGTAAGTCCAGATCAGCCTCAATTGCAACTTGGTAGATTAAGACTCGATGATCCTCAGGCGTTGAGGAATCCAAGACCAGATCAGAGCTTAGAGGAAAGCAGAAAGTTTTTTGCATTTAATCCTGTTGGTGGAGGAGTTACTTCTTTGGGCAGTAGGACAGTGGGTCTAAATATAGAGGCAAAAGTTGGACAAGTTACGGTGACTACAAGCTAATGGCGTGGACATATACAACATTAAAGAATGCGATTCAGGATTATCTTGAAACAACAGAAACTACGTTTGTTAACAATTTGCCAGTTATTATTAAACAGGCAGAAGATAGAATTCTTAAAAGCATTCAGTTACCTGATTTTAGAAAGAATGTAACTGGATCTACAACTGATGGAACTCCATATCTTACAATGCCTTCTGATTTTTTAGCCCCTTACTCTCTTGCTGTAGATAATAGTGGTTATGAATTTTTGGTATTTAAAGAAGTTAGTTTTATTAGAGAGTCGTATCCTGTTGCTACAACAGAAGGCATTCCTAAATATTACGCAATTTTTGACGAAAACACTTTTATATTAGGGCCAACTCCTAATGCTAATTTAACAGCAGAGCTTCATTATTTTTATAAACCAGAATCTATTACAGCATCTAGCGATGGAACTAGTTGGCTGGGCACTAACTCTGAAAGCACATTGCTTTATGGATCTCTTGTTGAAGCGTATACATTTCTTAAAGGTGACGCTGATATGTTGAATTTATATACAGCAAGATATGAAGATGCTTTAGGTAAATTAAAAGCTTTGGGTGAAGGATATGATACAACCGATAGTTATAGATCGGGAAGCGTCAGACAGGCGAGGCGTTAATGATCGAAGTTAGTACTAGTGG